CACTGGCGCAAAGGTCGAGGGTCGCAAGATTCTTGAACAGCCTGATCCAGCCATCCCACTAGCTGTGACTATGGCTTGGACTGTCGAGGATTTGTTATTTCATGGCCGATCATTCTGGCAAGTGCTTGAAGTAAACCCCGAGGATGGCAGGCCAACACAGGCTCGTCGAATTGATCCGACACGGGTTACATTCACAACTGATTTGAATACCCAAGAGATCGTTAACGGCTTTTACATCGAGGGCGGCTTGATGCCAGCCACAGGTGTGGGATCGCTGATCATGTTTAGCGGTATTGACGAGGGCATACTCAACCGAGGTGGTCGCACTATTTCAACAGCCTTGAAGTTAGAGGAAGCCGTTCAGCGTATGGCTAGCGAGCCAAACCCAACAATGGTGATCAAGAATAGTGGCGTGGATTTACCGCCAGAGCAGGTGTCGAGCCTACTGGCACAGTGGAAGCAAGCCCGAGCCACACGATCAACCGCTTACCTATCAGGCCCATTGGATGTAACCACATTTGGCTACGATGCCGGGCAAATGCAACTTACCGAATCACGCTTGAACACCGCAGCTGAAATTGCCCGCATGTGCAACATCCCAGCCTGGTACATTAACGCCGAATCAGCCAGCGCGACTTACTCCAACGTGAGCCAGGAACGCCGAAGCCTTGTCGATTTCTCATTGCGCCCATTCATGAGTTGCATCGAGGAACGCTTGACTATGGTCGATGTAACCCCAAGAGGCCAAAAGGTCAGATTTGATTTGGATGATTACTTGCGCGGAAACCCACTTGAACAAATTGAAGTTTTAGGCAAGATGCTTGACTACGGCTTAATTAGCGTAGATGAAGCGCGTGAGGAAATGGATCTCGCACCGAGAGGAAACGAAGCAAATGCAACTTAGTTTTGAGGGTCAGGTACTAGCTGCCGACACAGAAACACGAACCATCAAAGGCTTAGTCGTGCCGTTCGCCAAAGTTGGCAACACATCGGCTGGCCCAGTGCGCTTTGAGTTTGGCGCGTTCGGCGAGATTGACCCAAGCCAAATTGTCTTAAACATGGAACATGACCGCACACGCCCATTGGGTCGCGGAATTGCAGGATCAGAGGAAATTACCCCAGCAGGAATTTCGATGGCGTTTAAGATCGCGCCAACAGGTGCTGGCAATGATGCACTGGTCGAAGCATCCGAGGGATTACGCCCGGCATTTAGCATTGAGGCCAATGTCGGCGAATACACCATCGAGAAAGGCGTAATGGTCGTATCAGCTGCCAAACTTGAAGCCGTTGCTCATGTAACAAACCCAGCATTCAAGGATGCACAGATTTCCCAAGTCGCAGCCACAGAGGCCGATGAGGAAAACCTAGAAACCACCGAGGCGGAACAACCTGCCGAGGAACAACCACAGGAGATCACAGTGGAAGAAACAACCGCACCAGTGGCAGATGAAGTGACCGCAGCCGCGGTTGTTCATGCCGCAGCACCAGTGGCCTACGCAAAGCCTCGTAGCCCAATCAACAGCCAAGCCTCGTACTTGGAACACAGCATCAAGGCCAAAATGGGCAACCATGATTCAGCCCAGTATGTTATGGCAGCCGATGACTCATTCAGCACGAACCCAGCGTTCACCCCAGTGCAGTATGTAAACAGCGTTATCGACACATCCATTGGCTCACGCCCAGCCATCGATGCAATTGGCTCACGCGCCATCACTGCATCAGGCATGGTTATCAGCCATCCAAAAATCACAACCAGTGGCACAGTAGCCGACACCAACGAAGGTGCTGGCCCGTCAGAAACTGGCATTATCAGCTCATACGTGAACCTTGATGTAAACAAGTTTGCAGGAATGCAGCGTTACTCCGTAGAACTATTGGAACGCTCATCCCCAGACTTTTTCCAGGCAATGGTCGACAACATGACACGCGCCTACAACAAGGCAACTGATGCAGCAGTAATCGCAGCATTGACCGCAGGTGGAACACAAGCCACCGCAGTTGCAGCCGATTCCGCTGGCATCATTTCCTACGTTTCCAAGGAAGCCCCAGCTGCTTACCTAGCAACAGGCGAACTTCCAAGCGCATACATCGCTGGCACATCCCAGTGGTCATTGCTAATGGGTGCAACCGATACAACTGGTCGCCCAATCTACAATGCATACAACCCCCAGAACAATGGCGGAGTTGCTGGCCCACAAAGCCTACGCGGCAACGTACTTGGCTTAGACCTGTATGTAGATCCAAACGCAGTTGCAACAACTATCGATGAGTCGGCATTCATTGTCACCCCATCATCCGTTGCAATCTACGAATCACCAATCTTGCGTATGTCCACAAACGTGGTCACATCAGGAGAAATCGAAACAATGCTTTACGGTTACTTGGCCGTTGGCGTTTTGGTTGCCGGTGGAGTTCGTCGCTTTAACCTGACCTAAGTCAGCGTTAGTTAGAAGTGTGGGGGATGCGGCCCTGTGTCCCCCACACACTTACACGATAGGAGATTGAAATGGCACTAATTACACTTAGCGAACTTAAAAGCGTTTTGGGTATTGGCGACATTTACGCTGATCCTATTGTCCAGGCAGTTGCGGACAGTGCCGAAAACATAATCCTGTCCTACCTAATCTTTGATGATGTGTCCATCGTTGGTGCATCAATTACAAGCAATGTGGCTCGCTTTTACTGCCATGACAATACCTTTGTAGTTGGTCAGGCATTGACGGTCACAGGTTGTGGCTCACCTTTTAACGGCTCACGGACTGTGACAAAGGTTGGCTACGACGAGTACAACGTCACCTACTTTGAAGCAGCTTTGACCAACGCTGACATCACAAAGCGTCAGATCATCCCTAATGGCCGAGCAGTATTGACCAGCCAAGCCGCGCTGTACGACACGACACCAGAAGTCCGTGAGGCTGCTTTAGCGGTTGCTTGCGACATCTGGATCACTCGCACAGGCACACTTGGCCAGCAGGGTGTGGACTTTCAAAGCCCAGCACCTTACCGCCTAGGCCGTTCTATGCTGACCCGAGTTTCAGGCCTACTAGGCAAGCACCTGGATACGAGGGGTTACCTTGGGTAACCTAGCAACCTATCGCGCCAACCTTGCCGCAACTCTTGCAGCTGCCGGGCGAGTAGTTTACGCATACCCCAATGAGAACATCACGCCACCTGCCATTGTGCTGGTGCCTGGATCGCCTTACATCACAGTAAGCGCAATCGGTGGGGCGCGATGCAATGTGCGCTTTGACATCACAGTAATTGTCAACGCAGCCGACAACCAAGCGGCCTTGGCAAACTTGGAAACTTTAATTTTGTCAGTAACCGATCTACTAGCCAACAACATTTCGTTTTTGGGTGGATGGTCACAACCAACAGTTCAGCAAATTGGAAACGCCGATATGCTAATCAGCCAACTCAACATCGAGATGGTCACAACCAACTAGAAAGGCAAGTCATGCCAGCAACATACATAACTGGTCGGAATCTGACCCTGAGCATTAACTCGGTGTCTTACGCTGACCAAGCAAGCACAGTAACTTTGGAACGCGAAAACAATCAGCAGGTACTTGAAGTGCTGTCGGGTCGCGCTTACAAGACCGTTGACAAGTTCGCCACACTAAACGTGGAACTATACCTAGACGACACATCATCAGCTGGAATTATCAGCGCGCTTTGGGATGCGGCTAACTCTGCACCTGACACATCGCTGGCATTCTCGTTTGATGTAAACGGCGACACATTTACTGGCAACGTATTCCCAGTATTTCCAACCGTTGGTGGCGCGGCCACTGACGTACTAACCACCTCGCTATCCTTTGTAGTCGAGGATGGAACAGTCGCTCGGGCTTAACGAATAGAACAGGGCAACCATTATGCAATACACAGTTACAACAAAACAGGGCAACAACTACATAGTGAGCGATGAGTCGGCTTGGCTGTGGATCGAGATCGAACGTGAACTCGGTTACACAGTCAGCCAGGCAGCTGACAAGATGAGCCAAGGTTCATTAGATGTCATCACTTGTATGCTTTACAAGGCCGCAAAGGCCCAAGGGCATACAAAGATGCCAAGCCAGCAAGCCTGGGTCACCAATGAGTTTGAAACCTTTGAGGTGGTCGAGGAAAGCCCAAAAGAGAACTAAGGGACACGCTGGTGCGGATCGCAACATCGACCGGCATCCCTTTGGCCGATCTTTTGACTTGGTCGCTCGCTGA